AAAGTAGAGAGGTGATTTGAGATGGGTTGAACACCCACATCGTGTCACTCATGTCTACATCCTTCATTTCCATCATCAGTTTTGCTGCAAGGATGGCGGCCCGGTTAAGAGGCGCATCGACAGTAGCGTTGTTGACAATGGCTTGAGAACGCACGACATTACCCGCCTTTTTAATTGCGGGTCGCAGGGCCAGAATCCAGCGGTCAATGTCGCGTGCAAGAGCATACGCAGCTTCACGGCTGTATTCAGCCATGGCGTCGTAGTCGCTCTGAATTGACAGAATGTCGGAGATACCAATCGCGACCCAAGGCCGATAATTGACGGACATTCGGAAGTCAGAGCTCTCGGGTTGGTCTAACTGGAGAGCGTTCTGAGGTACCAACTGCTGAGTCCGTAGACGACCAACAGTGGGTATGATGATTTCCTTGCCGCCCTTGTACTTATCAGGTACGCGGTCGACAAGTGTGGTCATCATGAACTTGCGGTCGAGGAAACGTTTAATTTCCGGCAACCACAGTTGGGGAATAAACGAGCCATGGGTACGGGGTTCGGTGAACCCGCCCTGGCCCGTTAAGTGCCCCGACTGAATAGGATACTCAGGCATGTTTACCCTTGTATTGGGTGGACAATACCGAGTAGCTGTTAATTATTAACGTCAACTAGACCGTTCTCGTAAGCGGCAACGATTTCCAAGTGGCGTGCGCTACGTTCGCTGTGTGACATAGCCAGGAGCTCGCTCTGCTTAAACAGGGTACGAGAGGCCGCTGGAAGGCCCGGCGAGGTGCTTCGTTGGAACGAAGGTACATTTGTAGCCCCGCCTGCTTGCTGGCGCTCTACGGTGAGCTGAGCGAACACGAGTTGAGCACCCTGAGCGTTGTTTAGTACCGCAGCAAGGGTCGGGTTGGTCGCGTGCAGTTCGTTGAGACGCTGTTGTACCGCAGCAAAGTTCTCATCGTAGTCAGTACCCCACTGGTTCCGTAGGGTCTGCGCTTCGCGCTCGGCGGCGAGTTGACGCACAGTTTGAACACTACCAACCAGGTCAGAAACACCAAAGCCTAGGTAGCGCTGGAGCTGTTCCTGAAATGCATTAAACTCGGGGTCGCTTTGTGAAAAGGACGGAGCAGTCGCGGGAGCGGTAGCGGGCGCAGCGGCAGGTGCAGGTGCGGCCTGCTCTGCGGGTTGGTTGAGATTCAGTTCGTCATTCATAGTACTATTGTCCCTGCATTAGTTGTGATAGGAGAGCTTCGGGTGAGCCTGCGTTGGCGGCGGCGGCTTGTGCAGCCCCGACCATCGGTAGGCCACCTGCGGCCATGGCAGAAGCCTGTGCGGCCATCATTGGGTCTGTCGTCGGGTCAGGCGTGGGCGGCAACATTGCGTTGGGGTCGCCCATCATGTCTGGCTGAGACGGGATGGAAGGCTGAGCGGGAGATAAGAACGTTTCGGGGTCTTCTTTGAAGCCGAACTTCCGGGTCACCATTTTAAGCATCGCTTCCCAGTTAATCTGCTCTGAGAACTGTGGCACTTGACTCACAAGGTTCACGTAGTCCACAGCCTGTTGCAGCTCGCGTTCCCTGTTAGCGACGTATTCAGCACCGACAGGTTGTAGGTCGTAGTCGAACATCAGCTCACGAGGGCCGTACTCAACGTACATAACCTGACCAGGGCGGTCGCCAGGCAGGCGCACGATGCTGTCATAGTTGACGAATTGGCGACACATGCTAATCATCTTGAGCAGAAGCAACTGGAGCTGAGTGTCTTCGACATGCCCGTGGATGTTGCTTAGGCGGTTGCCCCCGGCGTCGAGGACGGCCTGCACTTCACGCGCGGTCACACGTTCACCTTTGCGCCCCTGGCCCGTGGTGATGCCCACGCCAGCGCCGACGGTGCGGTCGATGGCCATTTCAATATGTTGCTGCTCAGTGTAGCTCACCGTGAAGGTGGTGTCTCGCTGGATGGGAAACACGTTGCCAGCCTCGCTCATCTCGATGATTTTGCCAGGCTCACTGAAGATGTCGTCAGGGTTGGTTACGCCATCATTAACGACCCCCCACATGGTGTCGACAGCCAACTCAAGGTTGTCAGCCCGTTGGTTCATCACGCTATTCACATGGTGCATCATGCCCAGCACGGGCTCAAGAGGGCCGAGGCCGTAAGCGCGGGAGGGGACGGGAATGGCGGTACCGATGATGAAGGGTCGTCCACCCCAGTACGGGTTGGGCTCCATCACCGCCAGCTTGTCGCCCATAGTGACGACATGGACGTTGTGGTAGGTGTAGCCATCAACAGTCACATCACCCCAGAAGTCAAGCACGTCGACCAGCTCTTTAGGGTCGTAGCGAATACCCATGTATTCGTTCACCATCTTGGACTTTTCAGCATCCGTTCTGGTGCGACCACTATGCGCCACTTCCTGCCCCTGTAGTTCAGGGTAGTCGCCGGTGGCGATGCGACGCATCAGCTCGGCTTTGGGCATTCGGATGACGCGCACCAGGTTGGCGTGGTTGATGTCGCGAGCGTTGGGGTCGAGAAACACGTCGAATGCGTCGATTACGTCAAACGCTACGTTGTCATACGTGGTCTCTAATGCGGCCTGCGCCGGGTACCGCAGCGATTCAATCACAGTGCCTTGCAACAGGTCGGGCACCTTGCCGGTCTGCTCCACGCGGCGGTGGACGATGGCCTCGCGGCGCTCCCACGGCAATGCCAGAACGCTAAAGCCGGTAATCATCAACTGGCGGGTATGCGCTTCCCAGTAGGTGCGGAACTGGGCGGTCTGCAACTTCTGCGACACATACTTGCGAGTCAGCTTGGCGATGTCCTCCAGGTCGGGGTCATACTTTGCGACGACATCAAACCACTCTGAGTTGGGGAAGAACGCCCCCATAAGGTAGCCAACCATTGTCTCGACCAGTTCGTATGCCTTGCCGGTCGAGAAGCGGTGTCGCCAGTTGGCGTTCACGTCACCCAGGATGTTGCCAACCCGGCTGCGCATCGATTCCAGCGCTACGGGAGTCCCCAGGTATTCAGCCCACGATTCAAGCCACAGCTCTTCCTTAGCGGAGCGTGAAACCTTGTAGTCCTCAAACATGGCCACGATTGCTTTACCAGTCGCCTCTCGGTCTGGCATGCCAGCCGAGCTCTCTAGTGCGTCTTTGGTAGGCAGCCCAGAAAGCGCAGTCGCGGTAAAACGTTCCGCTGGACTCGGGGCAGTGTTTGGTTTCTCCTTCTTCATCTTGTTCCTCCATACTTTGTGTTAATGTTCCTATTCTGTCTGCTGCGCCCAAAACGGCGTCGTGTTGAATCGTCTCGCAGAGGGTGGTGCAGCTCGCGTATGACCGCAATAACGTCAACAACATCGTCACGAACAGACGGACTAGGAAAGTACTGAATCTCTTCTTTGACTTCTTTTGCATGACCGATACCATGGGCTAAATAGAGGCGACCATCCGTGATGACGGGCTCCAGCATCGACTCGATACGGGCAACCTTGTCACCTTTGGGTCGGTACTCGCGTACCACAGCGCGCATGTCCCGCGCCGACAACGCCTCCGACAACATATATTTTTGGTTGGCGAAGCCAGCGACCCCTTCTACCGTCACCATACCGAGATTCCACTTCTCCATCAGGTCAAGCGCGTGCTGGACAAGCTGTGTAGGTGTGAAGTGGCCCCAGACGAGGTCGAAGATGAATAGGTTGCCATTGTTGTCTGTGCCCCCTACTCCCATAGCAGTGAAGTCAGCATTGGCGTTGGTTGACGCAGCGGGGTCGATAACCAGGATGGGGACGATGAGAGACACTGGCCCGTCGGGGCCATGGGGTCGCACGCGCACGGTAGGCCCGTCCCGCTCCACCGCGTAGGGTGCCAGCTTCACAACGCTGTCCCACTTGAGTACTGCATCCTCGCCGGTGAGGTGTTTGTTTAAGTACTGAGTGGCGAAGCGTCTGGCTGGCAGCGTCCGGCGCAGGCGTCGCTCCGTTTTCTCATTGAAGCCTTCGGGCCACAGGTACCCGTCGGCCATGTTGAAGCCGTTCTTGTATATGTTACGTGTAAACAGGTGGAGTGGGTCGTCATCCTGCGTCTCCTCGAACTCTTGGATGGCGTTAACGTCGTCCAAGTCCTCACCAAGCAGGTGGCTGTAGTAGTCCCAGCGGTAGTAGCGCGTCCCGAGGACGACAATCTCCTCACCCAGTCCCGTCTCTTCGTTGTACGGGTTAAGCACCGACTCGATGTCGTGCGTCCAGTTTACGACCTTCTCCCCTTTGGGCTTGTTTGAGCTGTTCTCGAACGTCACAAGGTCGTCAAAGATGACGAGGTCGTAGTGCTCACCCGTGTTTGGCGACCCAACCGATGCTGCTGTGACCGTGGGCTCCTTATAGATTCTGTCTCGTATGACCTGAATCTTGTCGCTACGCCACACCACCTTGCGGTCTGCGGCCTCCGTCTCGCCCTCGTCGAAGTCGGTCTCGAATTGGCCATGTTGGTTGCGCGTCTGGCGCTTCTTAGCCAGCCCACCACGGTCGAGGGCGGGCACCAGCGGGCCAGCGATGTGCGGGCGGTTGTCCCACACCATCTCACGCAGGATGTCGTTCTCAAGGTACTGCTTAATCTCGCGAACGAACGCCTCTGCCAGGTTTGCTTTGTTGGCGGTCGCGACCAGAATGCGGATGTTGGGGTCTTTGTACACGCGCCACAGGACGTAAAGTGTCGATGCGAACGTGCTCTTCAAGTGCCCACGGGGCATTAGGATGAGGCGCTTCTCCCGCGTGCTTTGCAAGAACGCAGCCAGCTCGCGGTGAACATCACCAAACTTGGTCGGGCCGCCGTAGAAGTGGATGAGCTCTAGAAACGCCCAAATATCGTCTAGAGCACGGAACTTCAGCCGTTGGTATTCCCTCGTCGATTTGCTTTCCCATGGCGGAGGAGCCTGGGGCTGTTTTGTCCGTGCCATAGTTTAGTCCTCTCCTTTACTGTCGTCTTCGTCGTCTTCTGCGTACTCGTTCCAAGCTGCGTCGAACCCGGACAAGATGACCTGATACAAGCCTCTAATGAAAGAAGGCACCAAAACTTCTGCCAGCTTCAGTGCCTCTAAGATTTCTTTCCGCACTCCTTAACTCCTAAACACGTTGGCAACAGCGCCAATCTGTGTACGTCTAGCCACGTTGCGGGCGGTGGCCATGTTGGAAGTGCGTTGACCCAGACGAAACAAAGCCTGCTGCTCCTCAAGCGCCTGGCCTTGGCTGCGTTGCAACCGAGCCTCTTGCAGCTTCAGCGCCGCGTCTTGCTCTGTTTTCAGCCTACTGAACAGATTCGACTGCTCTGTGTTTGCGACCTCAAGCTTCCTAGCGCGCTCCTGCTCCAGCTTCAACAATTGTTCAAACTGTTTCTTCTGGGCATCGGCTTGCTTTTGTAGAAGCTCCATCTGCTTCCGCTGCGCCTCAAGCTGTGCCGCCTGTTGCTTGCGCATCTCGTCGTAGTCTGGCCCACCAGGGGGCGTCGGCGGCGTCGCCGTCGGTTGTTGCCGGGCCTGTCCCCATGAACGATTTCGCTGTTGGTCGAACTTATTCCAGTCTCCCATCTCGTCTACTCCTTAGGTGTCGCAGCCTTGCGGGTAGGTCGTTTAGCAGTGGCGGCCTCGGCGTCCTCTTTTGCTTTGAGTTCGTCAGCGGCGGTGTTTAGCAACTTCTGTCGTGCCTTGGCATCCGCCTCTGAGACAGATTGCGATACCCTGTCTTTGACGGCTTCTTTCTTTTTGTCGTTCATTTGCTGAAGCCGCGCCGCAGCCTTGGTGACGTTCTGTTGACGCTCTACCTGCTTGTGGGCGAGGAAGATGACTTCCGGGGCCACAGTGCGCTGCTTGGTGGCGCTAAGGTCGACTCCGAGTTTTTGCGCGTCTCCCAAGAGGGCGAGTAGAATAGAGTTTGTTTCTTCCATTCTTTTCCTTTTTAATCTGCTCTATAGTTTCACACACCAAGTCCACCATGACGTGGGCGGTGAGTGCAAGGACAACTAGCTCAAACATGACTTGTATCTCCACAAGGGGCACCACCGTATAGCCCACGACATATGAGGCTGGGGCAGCATCGCTGAGCTACAGGATAATGACCACATTTTCAACACTCGACTCTATGTCCATTACCGTTGTTCAGGAAACAAACGGCCTACGGGACGACAACCCCGGCAAGCGCGTGCTGTACTCGGTGGATTCTAGCTCTGTCAAAGCAGACGACTCCACCGTTGACATCACGTCCGTCATGTACCTGCTGGACTCTGAAGCCACTGGGCTGACCAACCTGCCGCCCAACACTGCCGTGAACGCGCGGCGCAACGGCTTGTCTCAAGCGACCCTTGCGGCCTCTACTGACACTCCTCTTGCAGACTCCACTGCGTTCACTGTATCTGCCAACCTGACCCGCACCTTCAGCGGCAACATCTCGAAGGGCGCAGGCAACATTGAGTTGTTCAACGTGACGTTGGGTACCACCATCTCCACCGTTGCGGTCGCAAGCGCCACCGTCACCATCTCTGGTGCGGTCGCTACCTACGACCCCGCAGCCGACTTGCCTGCTGCTTCTATCATCGAGGTGCGCTACGATGCTGGTTTGTTCGTCCTGACTGCTGACACGACCCAACGCAGTCGCCGTCTCGTCTACCGGTTCACCACCGCCTAGACAGAAGCCCCAGACGTAATGCCTGGGGCTTTTCTTTTGCGACCCCTAAGGGTAGCGCTTCTTCTCGATGTCCTGCTTGATACGTGCCCGCCGGGCGTTGACTCGTGCAACGATGGTGCGGAGCTGTTCTGACGTGCTCACCTGGTGGTCGCGCCAGTACTGTAACTGCGCTTGCCCCGTCATCCCATTAGTTGGGTCGCTCATGTTCTGCGATGAAGGAACGTCGGATGGCGTAGTAGTGAAGTGAGTCATGACCAGTCTCCAAATAGTGTAACTTGTCTTCGATGCTGAGAGAGTTGAAGGCGGCAATGGCGTTGCGTTCCTGCTCTTCCATCGTTCCGGGGTCGTTGAAGTCGATGTCGAACCACTTCTGCTCAATCTTAAACGCAACTTTGTTCGCGGTGCGGGTGAGCGTGGCGTCAGAGACGGGCACGGGGGGCAGGGGCGGGAACTGACGTTTGGTCGGCGCGGCCCGGTAGTTGATGTTAACCAGCGTTGCAGCAGCGGTGTGGCGCTCCACCAGCGACCTCACGGGGACGGTGAGCAGGGTGTTGCCAAACTTGTCAAGGCTGCGACCCACCCCGGTGCGGTACCAGGCGTGAGCGGTGCGTTTGGGGACGAGCACACCCACGTTGCGGTCGTGGACGAGAATGTAGTCGGCACGCATGGCGCGGGAAAACGACGCATCCTCAACATCCACCGCCGTCCATTGGACGTGGCTAAGCACGTCGAGTCCTTCCTGTTCAATCACGTACAGTGAGCCGCCATCGTAGATGTGGGTGTTACTGTCAATGGTGATTGTGGGAACATCAGTGATGAGGCTCATGGTGGTCGCTCCATTGGTGCTACATAACCGTATAGCCCTACGAATGTGTCGGATGTGTGAACTCGTTGTGAAACATAGGGTGTAGCTTTTGTGAAGACAAACGGAATAGAGTAACGTAACGTCTCGGAGTTTTGTGAAGACAAACGGAATAAGAGTGCAGGAGAGTTATGTGAAGACAAACGGAATAAGAGTAATGACATGTCGGGATGGCCGCGACGCCGTGTGATTTTGTTTGACCGTGTGAAAAAATTTTGTTTGTGTCTTTCAAGATATATACGCGCGCGCTCACCCCCCTACGCGTAGAATTATGGTGAAAAGTACCAATATGCGTATATATACGTAGTCGTCACATGTGACTTTTGGTAGCGTTCACCATAACGTTTTGGTAGCGTTCACCATAATGTTTTGGTGATACGCACCATAATGTTTTGGTAACGACCACCATAATATATAGTGACATGCACCATAATATATAGTGAACGTCACCATAATATATAGTGATGCGCACCATAATATGTAGTGACATGCACCATAACGACACGTATCTACACAAAGTAGTTTGTAAAGTTACGTAACAGGGGTTGACATGTAGGGGAGAATGGTGCATAGTCGAGATGTGGCAAGGGAAACGTCACAAGCGAACAAAAAAATAAATCCCCTAAACCCCTTGACACCACTCGAAAACACGCTACGTTAGATA